CAACGTCATCCCTAGAACCATTTAAAATAGAATGTCTAAATACATCTTCAAAGGCAACTTTTCTATCTTTAGTTCCAGGTTTATATTTAACTAAATTATTTATAACAGCTCTACTTTTAAATTTAGCTGCATATTTTGCATAAGTGGTATTAGCTTTCTTATAAAGCTCCCCACCGTTTTCACTCATTATTTTATCAATTTCTTTTTTCAAAATTGGTGCAAAGTTTAAATCTGGCCCTTCAAACTTTGTATTTTGATTTATCAAAGTTCTAATTTTATACAAATCAGGTATAGTTAAAGTCGATGGAACTAATTCACCTTCAACTTTAGTTGCACCACCTAAACGAATTAATTCATCTTTAGCTGATTTAATTACACCACTATTACCTTCGGATGATTTCAATTCATTTAATAGATTTACAAGACTATCTGTTTTAACAGGTTGTTGACCTTCTACTGATTTTTCGGCAACTTTGTATTCATGGTTTATTTGCGTTTTTGCTTTTGCTATTTCTTTTTTCAAAGCATCGTCAACTTTTAAACCAGTTTGTCTTAATGATGATTCGACGTCAACACCTTTACTTTCAATCATAGTATCAAAGTTTTTAGCTATAATTGAATTATGTTCTTCAAATGTATCTAATAAATCTCTACCATAAGTTTGTTTAGCTGCTGCTTTTTCAAAAGCTTGTTGATCTAAATCATTAGTCAATTGGCCTTTAGTTTGATTAGTTATGGGTACAGGTAAACTCTCACCTAAAGCTTTTTGTTGTACAACTTGGGGTACTGCTGCTGATCCAACTGATCCTGCTTCACCGGCAACTTCTTGAGGCACTTTGCCCACAATTTTATTTAAAGCCTGTTGTGCTGGTTGAGCTACTGATTTAACACCCTGAACAATTGCAGGCGTGGCTTGAATTGCTGCCGGTATAGCACCACCAACTAAAGCTGCACCTGAAACTGCTTCAGGGCTAAATTCCCCGCCCGTAGCTGCTTGTGACGCCTCGACAGCACCTTGAGTTAAACCAGAACCCAACACACCACCGGCAATGCCTTCTACCCCTGTTGTCGTCATTCTACCCGCAGGAGTGAACGCGGCAATTCCAGCCAATATCCTCGGAATGTCGCCGGTAGATAGTCCAGGGGGTATTACATAATCTTTACCGTCTTTGCCTGACTTGATAATAAAGTTGCCTTTTTCATCTTGTCGAACTTGTGAGTTTGGGCTATTAGCTTTGATGATTTGTGCGGTTTCTTCAGGGGAACTCATCAAAGTGCCAATTGCTGTTTTCCAACCAGCAATTGAAGCAATGTCATTTAGTTCTGGCATAGTTACCCATTCAGGTAACGATTGTGTTTCTGGTGTTTGCCGCAACTCACCTGTAACAACATCTTTAGCTTTTGCCCACAGTGAAGGTTCTTCAGTCGGTTGTTCTTTTGGTTTATTTTTCAGCCATTCGCCAAACTCTAAAATTGCTTGATCTACTGGTTTTGGTTCAACATTTGTTTCAGTCTGTACTTCAGGTTGCTTTTTCTTTTCATCCAACCATTGACCAAATTCTGCTGAAATATTATCTATTTTAGCTGCTTCTAAACCATCACTAACCCTAGCTTGATAGGCTACTGTTCTTGGCCCCCAATTCTTTCTATTGGTTCCACCATGATACTCACCAACAGCTTGTTTTATGTCACCACCGTTACGCTTCAAACTTTCTTTAAGTAATAAACCTGCAGCTTCAGCCGCATTTTCATCGCTTAAATATGGGTCAATGCCGTATTTATCAATAATAGCTTTTCTTGTTTGTGGGATGATTTGAAATGGAGTTTTAGCCCCTGCTTCAGAAACTTGATCCGCATTTGATCTTTCACCATAAACAACAATACTTGACAATAAACCTTCAGGAAGTTCTAACTTCTTTTCAGTTTGTTTTGACAAGTTTGACCAATACGGGTCTTTGTAGCTGTTAGGTTTAGCCATTATTGACCACCTGTAAATTTAAGCCATTCTAAAACATCTTCCCTAGTTTGATTAGGATATGATTTTAAAATTTTATTTATAGCACCTTCATCAACGTTACCTAATTTTGGATGCTGCATTAGAAACGCACCCCCTTCTTCCGGTAATTTACCTGAATTGATATATTTGCTTTGAACTCGTTCTAAAGCTTTTTTAATGCGTTCAATTTCAGCAATACCTTTTTCCTCGTCTTGCCATACATCTAAATTAGCGTTAATTGATTTTAAGAATACAATATCTTTATCAGACATAGCACCAGGAAGTTTATCAATATTACTCATAGCAAGTATATTTGATAATTGGTCAATCTTACCTGCAACTGTTCTGTTCTCAGTTCCAGGTATCATCCCCTTCCAAGCACTAGCACCAAAAACAGCTTTTAATGAATCTTTATCTTTCAGTAATCCGTTAATTAACTCCAAACCTTGATTTGTAGTTTCCATAGCAGTTTGAGCTAATTGAGTTGATTCTGCTTTTTTCTGGTTCAAAGTAGTTAATGTTTTTTCTCGCTCTAACTCTAATTTCGCAATTTCAGTTTCATTGTTAGATTTTTTAATTTGAGCATCCAATACTTTCATTTTTCGGTCAAGCTTACTCGTTTCAATATCTTGAGTTTGCTTTTCCATAGCTAAAGCTTTTTCCGTGGGCAAGTTTTCAGCTTCAATGTTTTTAATTTCAGCTTCAGCTTGCACTCGATCCAATTCTGGTTTAGATTTATCAGCACTTTCTTGTGTAGCTTGGATTGTTTGAAACGCACTTGAAAATTTATCAGCACCCATTAATCCCGACAAATAAATCCCTAGAGTCATCTTAGCCCCTTCAGGGTGAGCTTCAATTGATTTAGCTATAGCTCTAGTTGATTCAGCTTGTTCTTTATCGCCCACATTTTCATAAGCAATAGCTTGTTCTTCCAGCTTATCTAAAGCAACACCATATTCACCATTCTGAATAGCTGCATAAATAGGCACACTGGTTTTAATCTGAGCATCTTTTTTAGCAGAATCCATCATTGCATAACTATGTTTAAAATGCTCCGCTAATTGTGGGTACTTGATGGATAGTTTAGCTATTGAATCTGGTGTAGGGTTATTAGCAACCATACTTAAATCTTGATTTAAAGCTTGTTGTTGTTCTGCTTTTAACTGAGCTTCATATTGTTTAGCAGCTTTGGCTTCTTCATAGTCTTTTAATTGTAAGCCCAATGTGTAACCATCCATAGCGGATTTATATCCATCTGCAATACCAGCATCATAATTATATGGTTCCATTAGAATAACCCCGAATTTCCAACTAAATCATTAATGTCGCCATGTAAACCGCTACTTCCACCACCAAATATACCAGCACCTATACCTGTATTTATAGCACCAGACACACTATTTAAAGCACTACCCCAACCTTTAGCTTGGCCTAAAATACCACCTGCTTGAGCAGCACCAATATTTTCATAAGATTGACCTATGTTAGCGGCCATATTCATGCCGGCTGTACCTTGAAAAGCTGCTGAATTTTGACCTAATGTAGTCAAACCGCTTAGTTTGCTATATTGACTTTCGATTAATGCCTGAAGTAATGCAGGGCTAAATTGAGCTAATGCTGCTTGAGTATTACCCCCACGCAAACCACCTGTAGCTGACGCATTTTGCAGAATTGCATTTTGACCTTGTAAGTTCAACTCGTTAAACATCGATCCTTTTTTCAACTGATCGATAGCCTCTTGTTGAGCTTCATTGCCATTCATCCCAATTAAATTTGTTTGGTCTGTTAAAGCCTTTGGGCCAATATCCACATAAGGCTTTAACAGCTTTTTCATTTCTTCAAACTGTCTACGCTGTTCAGCTATGGCAGCTTCAGATTGTTGTGCTTGTGCGTCGGCAGCATCGCCCGCAGCTCCTGCTTGCATTGCCCCTGAAGCTATACCTGCTGCTGCTGATACGCCTATTGCTGCTGCTACCATATCAATCACCTATCCACTTAGTATAATAAACTTCAACAGGTTCAAACTTCAGGTACTTAAACAATGAACTTGCATCAGCATGCAACTTACTGCCCACAAACCAACGCATGACACCCCTACGTCTTAATTCAGTTTCAACAAACTTGAATAACTTAATGCCCATTCGCCCCTGTCTAAAATCCTTATGAATATAAAAAATATCCAACTGACAAGTTAAACAAGTTTTATAATGTAATCCAGGTGCAACGAAACCTATAAAATAACCTATAATAATTCCGTTTGATCGTGCAGTTACAAATATCAGTTCACCTGCATCTTCACGACCAAAATAGATAGTCCATTGTGGCATTAAAGGTACTTTGTCTTTATTTAATGCTAATTCTTCATAATGAATAGGTAGCAAGTATTCAAATTCAGGTAAAGTTTCTTTAAATGACTCAACTTGAAAAGTTACCATTTCATTTACTCGTTCTAATATCTACAACTAAATGGATACGTTCTTCAAAACTATTATTAATTACTTGATGTTCAATTGCATTATTGAACCACCAAATTTCACCAGTACGCATATTAACTTGCTCATCCCCACAAATAAAATTAGCACCTGGGCCTGATTTGATTACAATGTGAAAACGATCCCAATATTCGGCATGTGCTGGTGTATCAGCATGTGGGTATATTTGTCCACCAGGAAGCAACTTGTTAATGATACAACGTCCTAAACGCTCACCTTGAACTAAATTCATAAGGCCAAAAATCAAAGGTCTTGCTTCAGGTAATAGCTTAAAAATAGGTTGATCCACATTTTCATGCTGATCGAAATTTTCCAAATGTTTAGCTAAAGCTTCTTCAGTTTCGTGAACTGATCGTGGCGGAAACCGCAAAATAACCGACTCGGTATCACCAAACGGGCCTCGAGGATAATCACGCAAATAAGTATCTTCTTTCCAGATTCCACCAGGATTTTTATCAAGTCTATGCAAAGCTAATGCCAATTGAGTTATAGCTGCACCATCTAATAATTTAAGGAAGTTTTTCATAGTTTTTATGATTGTAGAAAACCATTTATAAATGATGCTGTTATAGAAGTTGCAGCACCGGCTTTAGCCTGTAGCATAGCACCCAAACCCATATAGGGCAAATCCAAATCAATATATGAGTTTGCTGGTATTGAATATGTAGGTAATATCTTATTATCATTAGCTGCTGTATCACCGTCAGGTACTGCCCACACTTCAATCGTTACTGCTGCACCTGATGTATTTGCGAACCTAACTCTACCGTTTCTTAAAATAGTAGATGAAGGGTATGCTGCTGGTATTGTAAACAAAGTGTCTGCCGCAGCATTGTTTACTTGTTTTGGATCAAACAACAAACTATATTCAATTGCCATTATTTTATACCTAAGTGTGTTTCAATTGCCATTATTCTATTTTTAATATTAACGTCGTTATAAGGTGTTTGTGGTTCAACTAAATCTACAAAAGATGTTAATTGACTTTGAACGTTAGTTATAGCAGACTCTAATGTACTGATTTGATTATTAATTTCAAACAGTTGATCGTTTATCGAATTTAATTGGTCAATAACATTATCGTATGACTCAGTAGATAGTGATGAAACTATTCGCAACAATTCTTCAAAAGTTCTAATTAACTCTTGAGTTGGTAAAAATGAAGCTAACTGTTTTCTCGATAAGTTTAATGAATCAGTCATTTAAAGTTTCAATCCTTGCTTCTAATCTAGCAAAAGATAAGTGAGCTGAAGACGTTCCTCGAAACTTTTGTATTCTAAAGTTTCTCATGTTACCTTGCTGTAACCAATTCAACCTTACATTTCTATTACCTATTTTACCTGCTGTTCTTGGAACTTCCATACTCCAAGTTTCTAAGTCTGTACTAAAAGAAGTCCAAATTGTAGTTTTAGCATTGTTTGCAATATGACCAGATAAAACAATCAATTCAAGTTCGTGTATAATTATACCTTTACCTTCATTGTATAGAATTGAAGTTGCGAACTCATAACCGACTTCATCATCATAATGGCCTGAAACTTCATCAGTAAAATAACCAAGTTTATTTGAAGTTATGTCGCCGGTAATCCATTTATCGTATACCCACACTAAATACCTTGCACGATAAATACCATCATCGACAATCGAACTGGTTAAAATAAACCAAACAGGTTCACCAACTACTTGTGAGGCTTTGTGGTCATACACCAAAGTCTTTGTGGGCAAATGGATATATAAAAATGAATTTTGTCTATCTAATCTTGATTCAACATAGACTGAAGCTAATTCAGCTTCACTGTAACTTTGTAGTATTGTATCTACTTCCCTTGTTGATATATTTGTATGTTGACCATTTAGTATAAAATATACAGATACAGGTTCATTTTCGCCACCACCAACAACCGCTACAATTTCTTTAGAATACACGCAAGCTGAATTAACACCCACACCACCTAAAGGAATCATCGCACCATCAATACGTCGAAATGGGAAGAATTGCCCACCTACGTTGCTAAATACCTCAATTGTATATCTGTTGATAGCGTAAGCCTCACCACGAAACACCAACAAACCTTTAATGGAATCAGGGTTAATTTCAGATGATCCGTATTTCAAATTGTTGACTTGTGTTGGATCATTAAGCTCAGTGACCACTAAACTATTACCGTCAGTAGTCATGAAATAACCATCAATCCAAACAACGTCCAACACTTCACCCAAATCAGGATCAGTCACTTGAGTAAAGTTTGTTCCATCGTAATAGAACAATTTCCTTTCGGATGCAATCGCCAAACGATCAAATGAAAACGCAAACGATACAGGTTCCTCACCATTGTCGATTGTGCCCACAATTGTAACTTCACCTTTTCTGTTTATTCGGCAAAGCTTATCACCCATAGCACGGTATAAACTACCGTTCCAATTTATTCCACCGCGATCAATTCCAGGCCCATTTGCAAACTCAACAATACCATCTGCCGGTTTTAAGTAACCTTCAGATATACCTTGTTTTTTAGGTACTGGTATTAAGTTTTTAGGGTATACGGTTCTGAAATTACCAGTTGGATCAGCGTATATCCCATTCAGAATTGGGATTTGCATTAGTTGTACCCACCTTCACCTGTACAAATAATCAATGTTGTTGTTGTTGGTGAATATGCAGCAAATGTAGTATCCCCGACTGCTTTTTCAACAATAATGTCTTTACCTGGGCCTAAATAAACACCGGCTGTTGCACTTGATGTTTGTGGGGATTCGCCAATTTTAAAATAAGCTTCAGCCGCACCAGTGTTGACAATACGAACACTTTTAGCATCTTTGTTTATCGTCTTTGAAGATGATGTTGATGTAACTGCATGACTTTGTGTTGAACCGTATTGCGGTCTAAAAGAAGTTCTCATTTCAAATCCTCATATTCTTTAATTAATTTATCATAAAGCATATCACAACAATCTTTTATGACTTTTAATAAATGTACATTAGCAACTTGAAGCCTATATATCTTAGACTTCAAGTGTTCTATAATTTCGCTAGATTTTTCAAGCTTTAATTTCAAATCCAATATGATCTTATCTTTTTCATCAACCATACTATTCGATCAAATCCCTGCACTTTAGCGCCCTTTCGTGTTCTTCTTGGGTTTGTGGGTAAATCACATAACCTTCCGCCCACATGCGAGCGCATTGCTCTTTAGTTACCTCATGTTCTTGATAGATTCCTAAAAAGAACATGATCGCTTCAAATAGTGCGCCGATTGCTTCCATTAGTTACAAAATCTTAATGCTCTAGCGTGAACAATTTCAAAATATCTTCCCATGTGATGAAATTGTTCACGCAATGCTTGTTTTTCAATATCAGGCAAAGAATTAAAATTTTCAGAACAAATAAAATCTTTTAATTTTTCAGTCTTTATTTGTAATTCATCACGCTCTAATAACAGTCTTGATTTAAAATCACTCATTTCAATCTTCCTATTTTGGTTAAAATTACTTACGATCCGGTATGGTAAATTTCATGTAGCTGCTAACACCAGCACCTAATAACAGCAGCGTTTCAATAGCCCGTGAATCAGCACCGTTGATGATTAAGCCTAAGCCGACAATGAAAATCACCAGCCCTACGGCGCCCCTACGTGTGCTTGCTTCGCTCCAATTAATGTTCATTTAATCTACCTGCTCTAACTCAACACGTCCCCACTCGATAAACCCTGCTGCTGATGTGCCAGCAGGGACAGATCGAAGATAAAACAACGGGATTCCTGTATAGCTGGCAGGCCATATAAATGGCGGCGTTTCAATTTGAAATGTTCCAGCCGAATCAATTACATTAGCAATACCGGCCCGAATGGTTCTGGCGATACCGTCCACGGTAAAACCTACTGATATCTCAGTAAGCATAGAGGTGAAAGTATCTTTTGATATGGTCACACTGGCTCTAACAACGTATGTTTTACCCGCAGTTAACCGTAGGTGCGGCTCTTGATAAACAAGATGAGTCCCAGCAGTGCCATTTAATATGCTTTTTTGATTTTGTCCAAAAACATCACCATCCTTAACAAGCGTCCTCGCAACAGTAGAATCTGTTTTTGTTCCGCCTGTGTAGAGTATTGTCCAGCCCGTAGCTATTGGGCCAGCCCCTTGCATTAAGTGGTTTGCAAACCTGTTTTTACTGCTAGTGTTAAATGTCCAACCGTCAGCTTGTGAAACTGGCAGCTTGTCAGGATGAGCGCCTATCCATGAGGCATAATTGTCAGCCATGTTTTTACCGACATTCCAAGCGCCCGTGATAGCAAAATGCACTGTATCAACCAGATAATTAGCCCGTGCTTGTCCATTCGCTTGCGCTGGGTCAGTTACCCATTGATACACATCATGCAGTCTCATGCCAGGGGTTACGCGAACAAAATCACGGATACCCTTATTAAGGTTCATTAGGAATCCTGCTTTAGTAACATCAGATACGCTTGCATGACCAGAACCCAAGGGCGGAACGGTACATGCATCAACAGCAATACCAGCAGATAAACATTGATTGTAAATGTTGGTTAGATTGGCTAAAGCCTGAGAAGCGTCTTGACTTGTGGCGTTGATGTAATCATTAGTGCCCAGCATGATTAATATCCGGCCCGGATTCATGCCGATGATATTTTCTTGCTCAAACCTGACTAACGCTTCATCTGTATCATCACCGCCAAGACCACCGTTATAAGGGATTGAAAAACGATGCTTGCTAAATATTTTCAGGTATTGAATAAACTCAGTTGAGAAGTTTTGGTCAGATTCAAAATAAATTACCGCTGAACCAGCCGCCACCGATACAGGTGCATCAGCAGGAGCGGCAAAACTTACTTGATTGGCAAATGGTGTAGCTGTGATTGTGAACACACCATTAAAACCACTATAAGACGATAAGCCTATGCGTATCCTACTGCCTATTGGTGCTAAATGATTGATTGACGTTGTAACAGTAGCAACATTGCCCGAAACAGTGATATTGCCAGTCAGCCCGAGCTGCTTCCAAAATCTAGCAACTAGCGAGTCACCAAACGGGATTAATACCTCACTATTAGAAACACCAGCCCCACCACTAGGTGAAACAACAGTATCAATATCAACGTCATTACCATTAGCTAAAACTTGAACTTTAGCTATATAAGCATAAGGCCCATAAGTTTTATTTTCATTACTAAGATTGTCAATTAATCTAAATCGCTCAGGTTGATTACCAGGAATTGTACTTAAATATATTTCAGTTGGATTATCACCATTAACTGAAACTGAAATTGTTTCACCAACTTCTAAAGTTTTAACGTGCGAACCGTATAAATCTAATTTCATTTTAATTACCTAAGTTAAGTTATGTTATACCAAGTTTTCATAACAGCATCGAACCTTAGTTTGAAACTCTGGTTTGCAGTTAAAGTTGTGGGTATGCCCACAGTTGTTGAACCATTACCATCAACAGTAAGCAACGTTAAAGCTTGTGTTGTATTAATTAAAATTTCTTGTTTATCTTTACAGTTTTGAACTAACGGTAATTTAATTGTACCTGAAGCATAAACAGCTAACGGAGTCAGTATTAACCAAACACTAGCATTTGAATCTTGAATTTGAATAGTGAATCCGGTAGCTGAAGGTGCAGCATACTGAGTAATTTTATCGTCAGTTGCGGTAACTTTACCTTGCAAATAATCAATAAATAAAGAAGCTGCCGCTTTTCTAGTATCACCGTTCGCAGAAACATAGACAGGGAATAAATCACTATCTTCAATTACATCAACTGCGGTTAATTGTCTAATGTTTGACATTATGATATTCCAGTTAATCTATACAAATAAACATTACCATCTAATGTAGTTATCATCATTTCTTGATAACCATCACCATTAACATCACCGATATAAGGAGTTCCTTCAATACCACCTTTAACATGGAATTGAGATAGCAATGTTCCGGTTCCTGAAATTATTGTAACTGCTCCTGCCATATCACAAGCTATGATAACTTGCTGCTCTTGAATATAAGCAACTTGTGGAGTTGAGTTAAATAATAACCCTGAAGCTATTCGCCACAATACATTCATGTTATAATCAAGGCAAACTATAAACCCAGCATCACCCACACTTATTACATTAAATGTTCCATTGCCGTTATCAAATAAAGCAACACCAGCATCAATATCATTACCTGATAACGATCCAAAACTAGTTGATTTTGAATCTAAAGCTTTAGTGGTTCCGTTCATCGAATAGACTCTACCATCACGGCAACCTGATACTACAAATTTTGTCGATGTTCCTTTAATTTGACCTACTTTAATATAAGCATCGAAACCTTCACCGCCTGTATACGATCCTTCAAGAACACCAGTTACAGCATTGACTACATAAAACTTACCATCAACTGAAGGAAATACACATTCCAAAACACCATCATTATCAATATCATTAACTAATGGGAATGGTTCAATGTTTTCTAAAGTTGAATACTTCCAGATTAACGAACCAACCATTGATAATTTAACACATTGATTATCAAAACCAGTTACATATAAATAACCAACACCAGATTCAACACTCACAGTACCCGCATGTTGATAATAAATATCTGATTCATATTTTGGCGTAACTACATATGAATATGTATTACCTATAGTCAACCCAGCAGGATCATAAATATCAATTGAATTACCTGAACATGCTTTAACTACAAAGTTAGTCGGTGTACTTCCAATTGTTATCGTAATATTCGCGTTATATGTTCCCGTTGAAATTGACCTAATAAACGAATTAGTAGCCCAATTTTTTGAAACATCTGTGAAATTACCCAGACCGTTGTAAACAAACGTTCCTGATCCTTCTCTGTCATATAGATTTTTAAAATCCCAAATCTTAGTTCCTTCTTGATTCAAACAATAAACATTACCATCATGGCTTGCGCCAAATATATATTGTGTTGAACCTATTTTAACATACTGCGCTCTACCATAATTAGGTGCGCCGAATGGATAACGCCAAACTGTAGAACCATCTGAAACTTTAATAACATATAAATACCAATCCCAAGATTGATAAATAAAAACAGGGCCAGAATAAGAAGATGAAGTAAAATCAGGAACAAATATTGGAGTTGAATAAATTGGTTCGCCTGTATTAAACTTTTCCCACAATTTATTAACATTTGTTTTTGGAATTACAGCTAATGGATTTGAATTAATTATAGTTGTACCACCACCTGTATCGCCACCTGTACCAGTATTAATCGCACCTAACTTACCATTAACATAACTAGCTAAATTACCAGCACTAATAGCCCTAGCATCACCTAAAGTTTCAGATTGCATAGGTATCAAATCACCATCACTTAGACTTGAAACTTTAGAAAGTTGGTTTATTGTGGGCATTATTCAAACTCAATTTGATCTGAATTATCAGCTAATAATGGATCAACTGGATTATCCAAAAATACTTTATATGGAGAACGCCAAGGTTTATTACCCGCACCTGAAGGTAATGTGTTTGGAAACTGCATAGGTGGCGGCATAGCTAATTTAGTTAATAAATTATCATATGTGCTTTTTGCAGTTTGCCGTAACTCTTGTGGTATTGTTTTACCGAACCTTGGGGCAATACGAATAGCTAAATTAGTATAAACAGCTTCGATAGCTGAATCGGTGATTTGGCTATCTTGATTAATATCATCGTTACTTGGATCGGATGCTATCGGGTATCCAATACGAATACCGATAGCGTTCCATGAAGCCATCATCACATTTAATGTTCGCAAAACGCTATCAAGCTGTTCAGGCATAGCATCATAAATATATGACGCATACCCTATTTCTTCAAAAGCCTGTATGACTAATTCACGTTTTGTCCAAGACATTAGATATTCGCATCATCGGTTTTAGTACCCCAACCTGCTTCAACGGGGGCTTTTTCTTTCGACTTAGATTTAGTTGTTTTTTCTACCGCAGGGGCAGCAGGTTGAACACCTTTAGCTTCATCGGTAGTAAGTGACCAACCTTCATCAATAGCAGCTTGTACGCTTTCCTCGTCATCATCGAAGATAGCATAGTCGAAATGATCCCCATGAATTTCATGCGGGCCTGGATGTTTATATAACATTCTTCCACTCATAAAACAATACTCCAAATAAATTAAAAAAAAATGGGCATCCGAAAATGCCCACAATTATTGACCGTTAGTTTTAAGTTTGGTTAAACAAAATGATACCGGACATTTGCGGTTGTTTATTCACAACACCGAACAAGGTATCCAAACGATATTTAGTTACCATAGTGTTAATGTCATAGAACTTTTGCATAACCACTTCAATACCTTGATCGGTTGAAGCCCGCAGAACAGCCGCACCAGCATCAGAAGGAACAGCGTAACGACCTGGAAGCAATTCAATCGAATCTTTCACCCAAAAAGGATTCACAGGGGCAGATACAGTATTCAAGAAAGTGATTGCAGCACCGTTAGCGGGTGTTGCCGTAACGTTCTTGTATGACAACTCAGCATTGGTTGGTGAACTGTCAGCAGCAATAATAGGTGGTGTGATTTGCACAACACCAGCACCACCACCACCGGAAACAATCGCAGTTACACGGAATGTTTTCAATGATCCTGTATCCTGTTTGGTGATATGGTGAACAGCATTAACACCAGCAATAGTGAACGCATCACCAACTTTAACTGTACCTGAAGAAACGCCGATTGTTAAGTTTTGGAAACGGTTATCAACGTTAGAAACCTCACCAGTACCAGCAGTTGATGTTGCTTTAGGTACATATCTTTGGTTTGCACCATTGACAGTAACAGAAACACCAGCAGCTGCAGTTAAACGATTCGCATAGTCCATTTTGTAAGTTTCAAAGCTGGACACTTCACCAACATATGCTTTTTCATAAGCAGTTAGTGGTTTACCTGCCAATGTTTGACGACTGGCTAAATTGCTTGCCATACCGTTGTAATCGCGGCTTGACAATGCCAGTTTACGATCCAACATATTAACACCTTGTTCATTCATCAAGGTATCGGCCAACGCAACATCATCAAAACCTGAAGCAGCTACAGTTCGTTTAACAACCAAAGAACCGTGATTAGATGCAACAGTAGTTACAGCAACGTTAATGTCGGATGCAAGTTTTTGTTTACCGGCTTCACCTAAACGATTTTCTTGCAACGCATCACGCAGTTCTGAAGCAGTCAAAGCCCAAGGTACTGATTTAGAATAACCCAATGTAGCAGGAACAGACAATTGAGTATAATCCCTAAAGTTTGAGGTCATATCAGTACCATCAAACGATTGTGCAATATAAGGTTGTGGTCGCCAAATAGCATTACCAGTTCGTTCCATCATGGTTGAATCAGTGTTATAAACCGACACCAAATTGCTCAAAACTAACGCATCGTTGAAACCTTCCAACAAAGCTTCAAATGCAATTCGTTCTTCTTTACTGAACGCATTTGCATACATCATCAAACCAGTTCGTTGAACAAACGGCAAAATAAAATTGCAATACAGCAATTCACCAATATAAGCAACAATAGCCAAGGCATAAGCCTTAATGTAAGTTTTTTTCATTTCTATCACCAGATAAAATTAAGATTTATTTTTAAGCTGTTTTTTATAAGCCAAAACCTTTGTCATATCGCCGGTTTTTTCAGCTTCAGCTCGTAAACGTTCAAGAGTTGAATCGACACCGTTACCGTTACCGTTACCGTTAGGAATACGCATAGCTGGTGGTGATTTTTTCTCAGTAATTTTCAATTTAGTTTCCAATTTACCTAAAGCATGTGCGAACTGAGCAGGTTTCAAACTTGCTAATTCTTTCAACAACTTTTCATTTTTACCAAGTGCATAAACTAAAACAGCAGGATTTTCAACAACATCAACAATAATGCCTTGTTGTACGTTATTTAAACTAACCTTAACAACTTCTTCAGCATTTTCAAAATCTTTAACTTTAAGTTCAGATTTTAATTTGCCGTAGTTATCAAGTTTATTTTGCCAAATCTTTTTCTCATTTTCCTTAGCTTCTTCATCGGCTTTTTGTTTTGCCTCAAAAGCTAATTTTTGTGAGTGCCATTTTTCTATACGAGTTTCAAATTCATCAGCATCATAATCACAATCAGCTAATGTCGGTTTTGCTGGTAAAGTTATTTCAGGTTCTTTCGGCTTTACTTTTTCAAGTTCAGTTTCAAGTTCCTTATTTTTCTTAACCAACTCCCGATGTTGTTTACGCAAATCTTTAACCCAATCAGGGGCTTTAGATTCATCTTCAACTTCATCTGGTGGTAGCGACTCACCTTCAATGCTAATTATAACTTCATCTTCAGAATCACCTTCATTTAATGCACTATCAACCTCAACTTCAGTTTCAACTGCATTATCTAAATTTAATTCTTCATCTTTGTTTTCATTAACATCTAAATCTGCTTCATTTTCTAACATTTTTAATATCCTAAAATACTCAACTGTAGGTCAGTTGGAAACCTTGCTCATAGTATATACATACCCACAATAATAATTCAAGTATTTTGTGGGCATGAAGTACATTAATTTTAATTACCACCACCAGATAACAAAACTTTAGTTTCAGCTTGAGTTTTTTCAGTTTTAGCAGCGTTCAACATAGTTTGTGACCTTTCGTTAGCAGCTTTAGCTTCAGCTTCTTCAGCAGACTTCATTAAGAATGTTGTGTTTGCATCAGGTTGTTGGTTAGCTTGTTCAGCAGCTAATTGTTGTTTTTCTTCATCAGTTGGTTTAACTGCCCCCATTCTAATTAATTTTTGTCTAAAGTAATCACGAACATCAGATATACCTTCACCTTCCATATTCATCATAATCATACCTGTCAACACTTGACTTACTTCAGGGTCTTGTGTCAAAGGTAAAATATTAGTTAATGATCTAACTGTAGCATTTCTTTTAGTTGATGAAGTTGGTCCAATATCAATATCAACATCAAAACTAGCTTCAGATATGTTGTTTTCATACGTCAGTTCATTATCTTCAATTATCGGTTTTCTAATTTGAATTTGTGATTTTTCACCACTACCGTCAATTGTTTTTAACTTTCTGTTTTCTTCAATTAAAACTTCTTTAGCCATAGACAACCAAATTTCACCACTTCTTTTTTTAGCTTTGGCAAAATTCGATATATAAATGAATGTTTGCATATCAAGTTTGTTTTGAATTAACTCAACAGCTCTACCACTTAAATTACTTTCAATCTGTTCAGCAGCTTGTTGATTGCCCAACAAATCCTGCATGTCTTGTTCGGTGATTTGTAATAAAGCCGCTAATGCTGGTGGTATATTTGCAACCTTAGTGTAAGCAACAGGCCCAGTTGCAATAGGTTGGCCCATTTGATCCATCATCGGATTAATTAGCAAATATGGGTAATTTTGAATATTATCATCTGCCCACATTTGTACATGGCCGTACATTTGTTCTGGTGTAAATATAGGCTTTTCAACAGTCGATAAAGCAGACATTTCACCCAACTTTGAACGCTGCATATTGATTAAACGTTGTGTATCTGTAGCTAATCTAACATGCCCCATACAACGTTCAACATTATCAACAAACCAACGTTTACCATATACAGGTACAATAGGGATGTTTTTACCAGGAATATACCCCTGATCTTCTAAAATTTCCTTACCGTCAATAATATACAAACGAACACGTTTTCTTTTTACTTTCTTTTGTCTAACTTCTTTATAACCAGTTGCAGAAAGTTCACGTAACTTTTCTTCATCTTCTTTTAATTCTTCATCCCATATTTTAATTTCATCGCCCATTAAACCACGATAAATATGTAGAGTTTCTTTAACTTCTTCAACTCTATAATATTCAGCAACATATACAACATTAGGTGTTAGCCAATCAAATTCACTTTGATGTATTAGTTTACCAATTGACGCTGCACTTTTACCCCATTCAGCTTCAAAAGCATCATGTGTATATGACGTTAAAACATAACAACTTTTAGCATCAGCTTTATCTTGTCTTTTTGCACCTAAATCAAAAAACACACAACTATCAGCATCAAATATAGGTTCGATTTTAATGCGTTTATATTCATTTTCTTCATCCTCATCGTCCTCATAATCGCAACGTAATCTCCATGCACCATAACCACCACCAATAGCTTCTTCAAAAGCGTTATCATAAGCTTCTTCAGCAGAACTATCTTGTTCATCGGCACGGTATAAACCATTACAAGTATCTGATAACCTATCTGAACTTTCACCATTTTTAGGTACAAATAAACAATCGACTTTATTGTTTCGATATTCGTTTACAATTCTAATTACAGCTAAATGAATTTTATTAACTTCAAACTTAGGTTTATTTTCAAATTGAATACCTAATGGGCCTTCCCATTGAGCGCCAGGAACCGAATAAAAACGACGATCCTTCAGGCATTGAAGCCGTTCGTTTCGTAAAGCACTTTGTATTTTTGCAAATTCAGCCATTGCTTCAGAATGAACTTTAGCTAATTTTTCTTGTTTATCCATAATGATTCACCACCGGCAAAGCCAATTTTTGATTAACGTTATTTTGTTTTTTAGTTGCACCTGGAAATAATGCAGTTATCGCCCATATTAAAGCATCTGCTCTATTAGGGGAATGTTCGCCCACATATCCCATACTTGAAAAACCACTCAATTCTTCTTCAAGTTCACGAAAGTAGCCCACATGTCTTACTTTACCTTCTTCATATAAAGCCGATACAGGTTCAGCCCGAACAGCTTTACCTCTTGAAGCAGTAACGGGCATAAATGGCGTTCCGGGTCGGCTAGTTTGAATAACAAACTTAACCATAGCACCACCAAAGTTCATTTCACCAACAACAACATCTGCCTTGTGTCGATCATAAGCAGTCGTCACAATTCTACCCCATACAGCAGGGCCAGCTTTCACTGTGCAATCTTCTAATAGGTAGACGTTGCCATCAACACCAAGGCCCACCACGGCAATCCCTATCGCATCATTTCCAGCATTATCTGTATCATCTGATCCACTAGGGTCACAAGCAACCACAACACGAACAAACTCAGGAACCCGACCATCCAAAACTCGCCATTTTTCAATAGTTTCATCGTTGAATAAACCATCTGGATTAGCATCGGCAAAATCACCATCAATAAAACGTTTTCTCAACCTAGCTGGTAAACTAGCCAAAGTTTCTAAGTAAGTTTCAGTTAAATTAACCTTGTTGTCAGCAGGGTTCATTTTAATTGATTTATACTTTTCAGGATTTTTTAAAGGTTCTTTAGTTTCAGGATCAACAAACTTAACAAACAGTAAATAAGTCCAATGTAATTTATTAGGCGGATTACAGTCAAAATACAATCTTGGAGTTAATAATTTACCTTGCTCACCATTAACATATTCATAGCATTGTTGCGCTAAACGAGTAACGACCAATCCAACCGCAGAATATGACAATTGCGAACATTCGTTAAAGTATATAGTTACATATTCATTACCTAATATCTTTTCAGTTCGTTGTTTATCATCCATACCACCGAACCAAATTTCAGAACCGTTAGGTAATGTTACAAACCAATCTGTTTTATTTAATTTCCATTCAATATCAGAAAAGCATATTTTCATCACCTTTGGGAAAGTGTCAAAAATAATAGATGATTTAATATGGTTAAATCGAAACCTTAAAATACAATGTCTTGATCCTGGGGATTTTAAAGCCCTTAAAACTACATTACGAACTAATAAAAAAGTTTTACCTGAACGGGAACCACCGAACAGCATTAAATATAAGGCGAATGAAGCAAGTATCTTTTGTGCTTCCTGTTGTTTTTCAGTTAGTTTCATTATTAACTATATATTTACATCATCGCCAGCAAGCACCACTCTAAATGGTTCACTTTGAATTATAGGCATTTCAATTTTTTGATTGTTCTTTTTTGCGCCGGTTATTTCAGCAATTAGATTGTAAGCTTTAACTTTTTCATCAACATATTTTGCACTTCTAGCAACTTCTAATAACTCAGCAACTAAGCCCACATCATCGATAGGCATAGGTACACCATGACTATCAATATATTTAATTTTGGCAGCTAAAATCTCAACGTCTAAAGGCCAAGTGTTAGCAATTTCTAAACATTTGCCATACTCGCCAGGATATAAATCAGACGCTGCTTTATACGCATCACCGTATCTTACCCACAGTTCAACAAATTTTTGTTTATCTTCAGTCATTGCCTTATCCGATTAACTTTTAACGCTCAATATCATATCTAATAAAAATGTTCAACAATTATTTTTGCAATTGATTTATTAATCTAACCAACTCATCAATTGAATTTGAATATGCAACAAATAAATCTATATCATGTGGGTATAGACTACCCCTAAATTCTTCTAATTCGTTAATAATACACTGTAGCTTTTCGATATTCATTTATCAGCTTTTTTACTTAACAAGTCATATAAACCATCAATTTTACGAAATAAAGCTTCGATGGTTTTTTCAAAACTTTCGCGCTTAACATAATCACCAGCAACCAAAACTTCTATTTCTCCAATCTTTTTAACAATGTCCTTATTTTCTTCTTGCAGTTTAGTTATTGATCCCCACAATGTATGCAATAACCAACCGAATAAAGTTCCCAAAATACTTAAAGCAATATTAAAAGCTGTTTGTATGTCCATATCGTACCCGTATAATTTATTAAAAATTCTACAAAATAGTATAGGCAAAACATAAAAAAAGCCAGCTTTTTAAAGGCTGGCTGTGGAGTTACCTTCTTTAGAAAGGTCGGAACAAACTGAAGAAAGCTTAAACGGGAGGTAATTTTTCCGACCACCTTGCCTGTCTAAGTTTAAGCTTTCAAGTGATTGGCTATTATTCAGCTCGTTTAGCTGTAGCGCACCCGATACGCAAGTCAGGTTAATAACCAATCCTTCAAAACTTAGCACCCATTTGCTTTGAAACGGGCAAAGTCAGCTAGCCTTAACCTGACTAGCTAGGTTTAAACTATTTATTAATTATGCAGTACGCCAGATTCTAGCACCACCGTCAACCGCACGAACTTCAAATTTGCGGGTTTGGGTAGTTTTAGGCACTTCAACACCTTTTCTATTAATGCGCGTTTCACCTGGAATAACCTCAGAATAGCGCAAGTTTGCATTAGCAACAGTTGAAGCCAACGATTTAGCTTCTTTGCCCACAAAAAAAGATTGTCCAACTTCCAAAGCATCAAAAGGATATAGGCTATTACCACCACCTACCCTTTTAATTTTTGGCATTGGTACAGCATCTTCAATGACAAATTTACCAGTTTTAGCTGGTATGGGAGTGGGCGCATCAGTAGGGGCATCCCATCCTTCAGGTGTATCAGTTGGTTCATTTGTAGCTGAAGCTTCGTACTCTTGAACCAGTTCAATACCTGCTTGTGTTGCACGTGTACCGATGCCTTTTCCGTTTGGATCAGTAACCGCTGGATTAACTTCCACCAATCCGTCTTTAACTAAGCTTGAATGTTGTAGTGGTATGGTGTATGTGAAACCACCAACCAAAGTTGCGGCTACACACTCGATTAATGTTTTGTTAGGTTTTGCCATTTTATTCTCCAAAATTATTAATGTTTGTACGCTGTTAATTTTATACAGTTTTAACTTTGTGTCAAGTATTGAATTAAAATATCTTTAGCTTCTACCCATCCATAGCACACCACCCATCCATACCCTTGATTTTGCACAAACTTTTTAAACTCAATTTGTGCAACACTCAAACCGCCATTTGATTTAGCTGTTTTAGGTTTTAAGTCTACCTTTTTCATTTCAATATATAAGCCTGACCAGTGCCCACATTTAACAGGTAAGAAACAATCAGCAACACCACGCTTAACGCCTTCAGCTTTCATTCTACCACCTTCAATGGCTCTCGATTGTGCTGTATCGCCACGATTGCCGCCATTAGGTATAGCATGAAACCATTTAAGTTCAGGATATTGATTAACGTTCAATGCACACCAAGCAAATAATGCTGTCTGGTGTGCATGCTCACTACCTGATTTAGCTAGTTGTTCAGGTGTCATTGTTTGACCTTGAACGTACTAAATCAATCAACCTTGCAATTGTTGCGCGTGTTGTGCTGTTTTTGTCTTTAGCATCCTTAGATAACATTAAAGCAATTTCTTCACGTTCGATAGACCTAGCTACCTGGATCATCCTGTTTAATTCTTTTTCAGTTAAAAGGACAGTCTTTTCCTCACCTTCAATTAAGTTGTCTTGAGTCATTTGTTAGTCCATCCTTTTAATTGATTATAGTTAGCTTGTCCACCGATCCTATGTATATTTTTAACATTGTCGTAGTATACATTACAATCATATTTTTGGTTATCTTTACCTATTCCAATGAATTCAAAACCTATTTTGTTAGGCAATTGTGATAATTCTTTTATTTTAGTCATTAGATTAACCTTAGTAAGTTAGCAATTAAAACCAGTATAAAAAACACTGGCATGTATTCGATCAGTTTTTGCAGTATTAAACCTACCATGTTAATGCTATCAGTTTATCAACAAAGCGTTTACTCATACTAGCGCATAAGATAGCAAGCCTTGTATCGTGGTTCGCATTGTTCCAGATAGCTGAAGGGCATGTGGCTGGTTTTTTAAATTCGATTCGATTTTTCATTTTAATAACTCCATAACAAAATTAAGATGATTTGCATAACATGCCCACAATTATTATAACAGTAAACAGAATTGTTGCAGGTCAAAAGCCGATTAACAATGCCCACAATAAAACATTTAGAATTGTGTCTTTAAGCATTTTAAGCGATCCTTGCAACTTCAAACAAACCAAGCTTTGAATGCTCGATTACTTTAAATTGTTTTTCATTTCTTTTGCAGTATTTCTTTATTTCATTTTCAATTGTAAAGCGTTTGTATTTTGGTTCAATCAATGGCAAAGCGAACGATTGACCTATTGTCATCTTATATAAAGGAAATACAGCGTCAAATGGTGGTTCCAAGTCTATACGATTGTCTGATCCTTCAACAATCAAATCAGCTGCTTTGTTGGAACATTTGAATAGCGCCATTTCATAATTACCCACAATTGTTTTGTCTGGCAATCGACTAACGATCAATTGATTACCAAGTTTAACAAGTTTGAAAGTTAATTGTTTGTATCTATATTGTGGAATAAGTTTTTTAACTTGCCGTGCTTCAGTAGTGTTTACATCAAAGTGTTTAACCTCACCTATTTCCATTTGTTCCAGGATGTTAGGCTTTTCTATGCCCACATTATTAGCTTCGTTTGTCATTTTAAGTCTGCCTTTTGATGATTTTGACGCTGAAAAATACCATAAAAAAATCATAAAAGCAACTATAAAAAATTCATAAAAAACCCTTACAAAATTTTTTGTCAATTTTGCGTTTTTTTCCGTATGATTTTTTTAAATTACAAATATTTTTTGCTGAGCTGGATTTACTTAAAAAAATCATACACGATTTTTTGCAAAGTGTTGATGTTAGTTAGTTTTTTATTAGTTATTATTTATTTATTATTATATATATATATATATTTTATATATTTACAAGAATTTCTTGTTAATCCTTTAGAATCAATGACTTACAAATTATATACAAGTTTTATTTGTAAATTATAAAAAGGGGGTGTTTTTAGAAAAACGATAATTTTATAATAAAACGGCATTTTCCTCTTTAAAATCAATAACTTAACTCACTTTTGGGCACAATAATAAAAGTTAAAAACACTTCAATAAATTAAAATTAACTCGTTCAAAATCAATCACTTAACAATTTAAAGCCATGTCATTTCAATTATATTTGAACTAATAATTAAAAATAATAAAAATTTTTCATACAAGAATTTCCTCAAATTGACTAAATTTTATACAAAACAGCTAAATCCATACAGATATTTGTGGGCAAGTATTTTTAAGTCATTGATTTTCATACATTAAAAAAAATTATACAAAAATTCTTGACAATTCCATACAAAACGCTAAACTGTAACCAACAAAAACAAACCGGACAAAACAAAATGAACATTCAACTACAAATTAAATTAGCTAATGTTGTAATGACAAACAACAACTTGTTTACAAAACGTGAGCAATTAAAAATGATTAATGAAATTCCATCCGACATTAGATTGACTGCTAAAGTTGATCGACTGATTAAAAAACATAGTGCTTTTGACGGTATTATTGATCTGGTAAACGCTAAAGGTGGCTACACTCCAACCTTGTACACAAATGCAGCCAGAACAGCCCAGGATCGTGAAGATTTAAAACTGATAGCAAATTACTATGATGCGCTAATGAATTTAAACGGTAGCGATAAACGCGCTTATCGTGTATAATTGAACAGCAACTAAAACATAACTAAAAGGAACATAAAATGAAAACAATCAAAACAACATTAAGATCATATTATTTTAACATTGCTAATGCTGAAGAAAAAACAGCATATAACGAACTAGTTAAAACATTAAAAGCTAAAGGTTTAAAATGCTTTGAAACTTGGGGTGGAAATTCACACTATCTCGACTTTGCAAAAAATGGTATTGAAGTTGAACTTGAAACTAAACAAATATTTGACAACCAATGGAATACCGCACCGATTGAAGGTATTAGTTCAAAAGGTTTAAGAGTGTTTGACTGGGCTATGGATGCTTGTTTACCAAACAAAAATATCAAACGCGGTCACTACTTGGAAATTACTGAAGAAATTGTAAACCTAAGAAACAATACGCTTTCATGTGGGTATTGTGGGCACCAAGAAAGCAAAACAGAACAAAGCCCTGAATTTTGCCCACATTGCATAGGTTCAGAATATTTAGAAAAGGGCCAGTTATATTTAACACGTTTGCAACCTGTATCGTATAAAGGTGATAGAAAACCACTAACAGAAAGTGAGTTAGCAGAATTATTACATAAATACATCCAAGCCCAAACATACGGCAACAATGAACGCGATAAAGCCAGATTATTAAAACAGCGTACTGATTTAATTAACGAACGCGATAAACAAATTAAAACAGCAAATGTAAAACATGATGGAATGATGTGGTTTTTAGACAATGGAATTAAAATCGATAATGTAATTTATTATCCCCACATCGATCGATTTTCATTTGGTTGGAGATCGCCAGTTAGCGCCGAAGTTGTCAGTGAAATTTTGAATGTAATCTCAGAATTTCCATTTTTGTATGAAATTAAATGCCAGGATGGTCGAACCTTGCAAAATTAGCCGCTAAATTTTACGCTGGCTGCCCTTGTAAGCTCAAAGCCTAGCTAGGGTAGCGGGTATTGCCCACAATGGCAGCCAGCAAGCTTAATTTCAATATAAGGAAAATCTAATGAACGCTGAATTATTGTTCTTCCCGTGTATAACAAACGTTCACGGTAGAATAGTTAAAAAGGTTTCTAATGAACCAATGACTAAAGATCAAGCTGAAAATTATCTAAAAACTAATTTTAAAATGGCATGGTTTAAATGTGAAGCTATACCGCAACTAATAACAACTAAAGGTTTGGAGTGAATAAAATGAACAACTTAAACGCTGTAAATTTAATTTTATCAGATGCACGTGGAATCTATATCCCGCGTGATTTTTTAACAGATAATGACAACAATGAAGCTACAGAACATTGCAAAGCTTGGGGCTTAACTAAAGAAAATAAGGATTGGTGGATAGATGCTATTGATCCTGATAGTGAATATTACCGGGAATCATGGGAATGGATTTTAAACAATGCGAAATATGTTGATGAAAATGGCAATGTTTTTAGATTACATCAAGATGGTGATTTGTGGGCATATTGTTATGAACTAATGACCAATGAGGAAAAGAAAAATTTATTTGATGAAGAAATTATTGAAGATGAAGAAATGGAGTAAATAACAATGAAAGCATATATCCACACGAAAGAAAAAAGCAATAATCCTAATCAAATAGGTGGTTACCATTCTTATTGTACAATTGAAGTTGAAATAAAAGAAACTAAATATTTGCCGCGTAAAGGCCAAACAATAAGCGGCTATGGTTCAGCCATGCCCACAAATTATATGATTAAATTTAACAATCGCTGGCAGCGTGTAAAGGCAATTTGTTTTTCAAACTGTTCTACTTTATACATCGGCAAAAAATATACAGAATGTCTAACTGTAAATATTGAAAGGTGATTAAAATGTTAGAATTAATACATACTATTCAAATATTGGAACATTATTTACCAGCAATTTATAACGATGATGAAACCGGATTAAGTGACGAAGAAATTGAACAATTAAATAACTTTCTATACCCACGTTTTAACAATTGTACATTTGAAATTGTTGGCGAAAAGTTTTTTAGTCGTGATAATGTTAGTGGTTTAATGGGTGATGTAATCGAATTAAATGTTTATAAATTTAATAAGGATTAATTAAAATGTATTTTCATAGATTTAATATTGTGGAAGCTTGGTACTTAGCATTAATGCATTGCCATTCTGGGCAATGGTCAATTGAATATTTAAGATTTTGTAAAATGCAAAAGTATTTTAAACCTAGTCCATTATTAAGTGTTGAAACTTTAAACGATAATGCAAAACAAATATACGAAAGTGCTTGTAATAAACTATTAAGTAGGTAATTAAAATGAAAATAAAGCCAGAACATTATGATTATATTAAAAATTCTATTGATTCTTTAGATAAAGAAAAGGTAAAAATTCATAAATCATTAGGATATGGGATAGATAGAGAAAAAAGGTTTATATGGGATTTATTTAACGCTGCTAAGTTGTATATTTATGCTAGTAATGTTTTATATAAATATCTAAATGATTCCCACATAGAAACAGCTTTATATAAAATTGTTAAAGAATTAGAGTTATAAAAATTAATAAGCCGGTTTAATACCGGCTTTTTTTTATTCTATAAAAGTATCAATGTTTTGAATTGTGTAAACTAACTGATTAGTTTTATATAATTCTTTGTTACGTGTACTAAGTATGTCGCCTGATTCTTCCAAGCTTTTTAAAGCTCGTTTGATTGCAATAGTTGAGCCTAGTTTGTCATCTTTAAAACACTTTTTTGCTTGTAATTTTATCAATATAAACTTATGTGGAACAATGCGCAAAGTATGTAGATACTCACAATCTTTGAAACCACCTAATCGACTAAAGGGTTTAAATAACCATTGTTGTATTACTTTTATCAATTCAATGTTTTGTATCTGTTCGTTTATGTCGCTATTCTGACCAGTTAAGCCATTGTGAAACTTAAACAATATTCTTTTTATATTTTCATTTTCAATGCCTATTGCCCACAATACATTGTCTTTTGTAATGATCGGATTAAAACTATTAATACCTACTGCAACTAACGCGGCAAGTTTTAACACTTTTAAATGCGCACGGTTCCATATTTGCCGCGATGCCTCGTCTTTGCCTCTAATTTGTTCATCACAAAATACATTGTATTTATCCAGGATTAAAGCTGATTCTTCATCAACCTGGACATTAATAACTTTATGCTCATTATTTAACATTAAGCATTGTGCGCACAATTTAGCAAGAGAATCTATCAATGAATAATTGTCACTCAATTTTGTGGGCATATCGTTTATGTTTGGCCTATCACCTAAATATTCGATAACTGTAAAACGTGGAACAAAACCAGACTGGATCGTTTTTTCATCTATTGCTTGGTAAAAAGTATCTGGTGTACTTTCACCTAACAAACTAAAAGAAGGGCTTTTTAATGACTCAATATTTTTATCATTATCAGAATAGGCCATTGATCCAAAATAATCACCATGACCGCTTTTATTGAATAAATCAAGCATAGCTATCAATAAACCGCGATCTGATGGACTGGCATTTTTGCCGGTCATTAATTGTAGTTTACTTCCAAATTCACCAACTATGGAGACGAAACTTTTATGTTTACTTAATTTTTTAATCAAAGCCTGACTACTGCTGATTACTGATGGGCCTATAAATTCATTTGCGCTTGGAACAACCTTTGCAATCTCATGCAATAAGGCATTAATCCCGCGTGTAGCGGCTTCTTTGCCGGTTCCGGTTTGGGCTAGAACCAAAACGTATTGATTTAAGCCCGTCCCGCTTATGTTATAGGCTCGGCCTGTTATGCCTGCCATTAAACCTATTGCTGATGCTAAAGCTATCTCTGGCACGGGCCTAATGGCGTAGTTATGGATGAAGCTTGCTAAATCGCCTAACAAACCGGGCGGAAGACTGAAAGGCGAATGAGAATGATTGTCATTTAGATTCAATTGTTCCACGCTATGTTCCACGGGAATCTGAGCAACATTTTCAAAATGAGTTTCAGAATTTTCAGGGGTCAAATTTGAAAACGGATTTAATCCGGTTTTTTCAACCAAAGTTGAATTTGAAATAGCTCC